TTGTCATTTACCAACATGACATGGGAGCCATTCCGGGCGTAATATTGGGCGGCGATTTGACGGACGAACATTTTTTCGATTCTTATTTTTCGGCGTTTGTTCCGTTTGCCAATGAAGCGATTCGCCAATATTCCGATTGGACCGCAGTCATGACAACGTCCGCGTTTCCGTATCGCGAAGAAATCGCGGAAAATTGCAATGGTAAGGGTTGCCGCGATGGTATTGTGTACAATCACGAAACCGAAGAACATGACACATGTGGAATTTGCAAGGGAACCGGACGTGTGATTTCACGTTCGCCATTTGGCGTATTTCTGCGAGAAAAGGCAAATCCGGCGTTGGGTGTTGATGGCGACGTCAACGGCCCAATGATTCGATTCATTTCGCCGGATGTGAGCATCATTGAATATTCGGGACAGGCATGGCAAACCCTTTTGAAGAAAGCCGAAGAATCATTGCATTTGAATGTAATTGACGAAAGTCAATCCGGAGTGGCCAAAATGATTGACCGCGAAGATTCGTTTTCGCAGTTGACCAAAATATCCAACAACATATTTGACGAAATCATTTTCAAATCGTTGTTGTTCATTGAAAAATATCGGAACGTCACCGAACCGATGAATCCGGTCATCGTCAAACCGATTTCATTCAGCATGAAGACCGAAGACGATTTGATTGATGAATTGAACAAGTTGACGGACAAAAACGCGCCAATTGCGTTCCTGGTTGAATCGACCAAAGATTTGGCCCGGAAGCGTTTTTCCGGAAACAAATCCATTTCGCGAATGGTCGAAGTGTTGGTCAGTTACGACCCAATTTATCATTTGAACACAAAGGACAAACAAATGTTGTTGGCCGCCGGCAGTATCAAACGCGACGATTTGATTCGTTCGTTGTTTGCATACAAAACATTGACGTCCATCACCGCCGAATTTGGAACGGAATTTTTGGAAAAACCATTGGGCGAAATATTTGCAGAATTGGACAAACGAATCCAACCAATCATTGATTCATACGTCACCGCCCAATTGATTCAAACCGCGTAAACCAACCACATGGAATTCGATGACAACGTCATTGCCATAATCCGAAAACAGGACCGGACCGTTTCGGCGGCCAATCAATCGTTTTTCGATTCATTGCCGGCCACCGAACAACGAGTGTTCGCGGCGTTGTCAAAACACGTCCAAAAGTTTTCGAGCGATGGCGAACGATTTGTGTTTGATGACGGAAATGTTTTGTTGACCAACCAGGTCGAACGAATCATTTTGGAGGCCATTCAAGGTTCGACATATCCAAAAGACGTGAACGGGTTTTTGCGGAATTTTGAAACGTTGAAACAATACAATTTCGACATCCATCGCGACGTCAATGATTTGTCGCCGGACGAATTGGGCGAATTGATTAATCCAATCCAACGGGCGACGGTTGAACAAACCTTGCAGTCATTGACCGGTTCAGGCGTTTCATCCAATTTCATTGAACCTGTTCGGACGGGCATTTATCAAAATATTGTGGCCGGTTCCACAAAGGCGGATTTGGAGGCGTATTTACGGCGCTACATTTTAGGAACGCCGGAGGTTGACGGATTGTTTTCACGTTACGTCAAACAAGTCAGCCGGGACGCCCTGAATCAATTCGATGGCCAGGTGAACGCGAAGATTGCGAACAAATTCGGGTTGGATGCCTATCGATACGTCGGTTCGTTGATTGAAGATTCAAGGCCGCAATGTCGGCGTTGGGTTGCAATGGGTGTGATTCAATCAAAGGATTTGCCGTCGGAAATTGCATGGATGAACGCCAATGGAACCGGAGCGATTCCGGGAACAACGCCGGAAAACTTTTCAATCTACCGTGGCGGATACAATTGTCGCCATTCGGCCATTCCATTCAAGTTGACCAAATCACAACGGGAACGATTGAACATGGAGCCGGCAGAAGTCGCGCCCGTGAAAATTGAACAACAAATCAACGAGGTTGAAAAGGAGGTTGCAAAGGTTGAAAAGCAAACAACCACCGCGACCAAACAAAAGGAAATTAATCCGGAAATATTTTTATCGACACAATCAAAATCAACGGTTAACCAATTCAATGAAATTGCCGCCAATGCCAATGGTATCATTGAAACAATAAACGCCAAAGGAACATTCGTGACATTACGAAAACCGTCGGAATGTACGGGACCCGGAACCAAAAAATTTGCCGAAGCAACCGGAAAAAAATTGACTTTGCCGACATATCAAATTGGAACGATTTCCACCAATTCGGGCGGCAATTGCGCGACCAATAATTCATATTTGAATATTAAGATTGGCAAAGGGGAAAAAATAATTTTTAAAAAATACAATATTGAATCAACCGAAGATTGGTTGAATCAACACGCGGAAAAATATGGATATAAAATTCGCGAAAGTGGCAATAAAAAATTGTTGACGCGTGACGTTGCGCGAGGTTATCAAATCGCCGGTGAATTTCAAAATGGAAAATTTAAACCATGGACCATTTCAACCATTGCAAGTGATGTTGACCAAAACATCGCGCCAACCATTACACATGAATTGGGACACGCCATCCAAAACGCTAATGATTCAAGAGCCGCCGAAATCATGTTGTCATTGTTGAATAAAAAAGGATTAAAGTTGTCGGATGCGCCTACATTGTATGGTCAAACAAACAAACAAGAATTTTGGACTGAATCATTCACATCGTATGTGTATGCAAATGATTTTTTGAAGACATCACATCCAAAGGTTTTTGAATTCGTCGAAGATTATTTGAAGGCCATGAAAATTGATATTAACACCGTAAAAATTGCCAAATGACAATTGAACAAATGCAAAAGTTGTCGGAATTGACAACGGCCGCCGCCGAAAAAAATGACATTGCCACATTGCAGAAAATCAAAACAATCATTGACCAGGATGTCGCCGAAAATGGAATTGAATCGACGTTGGGAATCGAATGGTTTGAATCGTCATTGACCGGCGAACAATTGGCGGCATTGAAATAAATTGTATATTTGAACAAACATTCAGACATGAACAAAATTCGCATTCAGAACGTCAAAACCGGGAAAATTTCCGAGGTGACACAATTCGCATGGAACACGCTGAAGAAAGGCGGTAAATCGAAGTTTTATGAAATATTGAACAAACCGTCGGAGCCGGTGAAATTCAGCGCCCCAACGGTTACCAAACCGGTGATTGAAGAACCAACGATTGAACAACCGGAAGTTGAAGACAACGACCAGGATGACGCCATTGACGAAATCCAATCGAATGGCGTTGAATCCAAACCCGTGAAAAAAGGCCGCAAACCCAAAAATTGAAATACATGACCAACATTGAAAAGTTTTTGAAGAAAATTGGCGTTCCATCCGATGCCATCACAAAATTGAATGGCGATGACCAGGAATTGAACGTCGATGACATCGCCGCCGAATTCCAAAACATCCAACGTGACGTTTTGAAAAACAACCCGGATTTCATTTCGTCCATTCGCGGCGAAGTAAAGGGAACCGAATTGTCGAAGATTGAACAAAAAATCAAAAAGACATTCGGGTTGTCGGCCGAAGATGTAAAGGACAAAAAATTCGATGACATCATTTCGGTTGCGTTTGATAAGATGAACAAAACCGCCGGAGCCGGCGCCGAAGAATTGCAAAAACGATTGATTGAATTGACCAACGAAAACAAACACCTGGTTGATGAAATCATTCCGCAAAAGGAAAACGAGGCAAAACAGGCCATCAAAACATTCAAACGCGAATCGTTCATCCAATCCGCCATCGCCAAACGTTCGTTGATTGTATCGCCGGAGGTTGTCAAACCGGCCGTCCAAACTTATTTGGAATCAAATTTCAATGTAGATGTGGACGACAACGGCGAATTGGTTGTGAAGACCAAAAATAATTTGAACCCGTTGAACAACGATGGAACGAAAATCGTTACATTTGACGAAATATTGGATGGACATTTGGCGTCGTTGGGTGTGATTAAACAATCCAACGGCAGTCCAACACCGCCCAAACCAGGCAATGGAACGCCGCCACCGCCACCAACGCCCGGAGCCGAACCGCCCAAATATCAATTGGCCGGAATGGCAAAGGCCCAAGCGAACGCCGCGTCATTGCAGACCATGAAGGTATTCGGAAACGAATCGAAATAAACCAGGGCCGTCGGGCCGTAAACGAATCACCGGGTTTTGGCCAACCGTAAAGGCCGACCGGGGAACCGACCCAAATTCGGAATGATTGCCATCATGGCGACCATTGCGCGTTTGGGTTTTGTGTTATCTAACCCCACAAAATCAAACAAAAAAAACTTTTTAAAATTTAAAAAAATGGCATTTACTCAAGGACTTTGTCAAAAATTGCAAACGGATTTGAATTCCGTTGCCGGAATGAACGCGCCGGCGCTGAAGCGCGACCGTGTTGGGTATTTGGACGCCCTAATGTCCGAAGAAAACCGCATGGGTTTTGAAGCAATTCCAATTCCAACAAACGGAAAAAATCGTTCGGTCCAAGTTAACTACATTCAACGCGGAACGGCGGATTCGGTGAATCTGACATGTACGGCGTCATGTGATACGGACCAGGAAATTGCGCCATTGGAATCAATCGTCACAATAACCGAATGTATTGAAACCAAAGGAATGTTGTTTAGTGAAGACCAAATGCGAAAACTTTGCGAAGCCGATTCCGTTTATGTTTCCAACGTTATCATGTCGCAAATGAACGCCATCAACACGGCGTTGAACCAACAATTGTTGTCGGAACAATCAACCAATTTTGGAAATTTCAGCGATGGAACAACCCAAAAGGACATCCAATTGTTCGAAGCCACATCAAACGCGCCGCGAGCAATTGCGGCCGCCCAAATCCGTCACGAATACGATTTGACCGGAGCATCCGGAGCGCCAATGATTATTGGCGGCGGAAACTTTGATTTGTACGCAAAGACACAACAAATCGCGTGTTGTAATTCATCAACTGGAATGGACCTTTCGCGTTGGACAGATTATCGTTATTACAACGACCGTTTTGTTGATAGCGTTATTGGCGCCAACGAATTCGTTGTTTTGGCCCCTGGAGCCGTTCAACTTTTGACATGGAACAAATATGTTGGTGATTACGCAAAGCGAAACGACGTGTTTGAACATGGAACCATCACCGACCCGTTCACAGGTTTGACATACGATTTAAAGGTTCATTATGACGATTGCGCGGACGCCTGGTCAATCAAACTACAATTGAATTGGGGACTTTTCTTCATTCCGGCCAACGCGTTTGGAACGGGTGATTTGAACGAAGGTGTGAACTACACATTCCATTTCGCTGATTGTTCAACAATCGTTGGTTGCGCGTAATTCAAATTTTTCTAACATAAAAAAACGAAAATAAAATGGCATTATGTACGTCAGCATGTGCGCCCGCTTTACCGCCGGCGCCGTCCGCCGGGTGTGGTATCACAACCCGAAACGGCGGAATTTCGAAATTGGCATTCATCAAATGTGACTACACGTTCACCGACGTCAGCGACCGCGACGAATGGATTGCGGCCATCGCCGCCGGTGATGTTGTTTTGACCGGTTTGGTGTTGGGCCAAAAAGCAAAAGGAACATTCACCAAAAAACGCGTTTCGTCATGTTCGCCCGAATCAATTGTTGGCGGCGAAAAATCGGTGACGTTCCAAGATTACAATTCAGACCCGGAAGATTGTACCGACATTGAATTTTATAATTCAATTCAGTTGAACGCCCCTTTGTATCAATTCGGATACTACACATGTGATGGATATTTTTATGGTCCAATCACATCGTTCACAATGGAGGTTGACCAGGTTATCGAAGACAACAACACCGGTTCCATCTACTTTGACGGAACCGTGAGTTGGAACGCCGTGACCATGCCATGTGGCGTGGCCGTGAATTTGGATGGTTTGTAAACCAACCAATGTTGAGTCATAAAAAAACCCGGTTGACGTTCGTTGACCGGGTTTTTTTTCTAACTTTGAAACAAAACAAAAGGAATGGCGCTAATTTTTGACAATTGTTTAATTCCACAGGGTTCCGGGACAAATTTGATGTATGGCGGATGTTGTTGTTCATTTGAATGTATTGTCACAAATACCGAAGAGTCCGACATTGAAATTTCGGATTTTGTTGTTGTATTCAACAACGGTTTATTCGCAATAAATTATTTTTCAATTCTTTATAATGGAAGCACCGTGACCGCACCGTTCACCGTTGGCGCAGGTCAATCATTTTTGATTGGGGGCGAATATTGCGCGGGAAGTGTAGCAGACACCGACACATTGGTTGTCGAGGCGTTAATTGATGGAACAACCGTTGAACTTTTCAATTTTGATTTTGAGGCCATCGACATGTCAACAACCGTTGACACCCCGTCAATTGATTTTGGGACCGTTAATTTGAATACAATCAACCCGGTGAACATCACCATCACCAATCCGACCGTTTGTTGTTACAATTACGCCATTTCAACGGATTGTGTTGATTTGACGATTGTTCCAATATTAACCGAAAAACTTTGTTTGGATGGTTTTGAATCGGTGGCGATTACATGGCAGCCAACAACCGCCGGTCCGATATCTTGCAACGTTTACATTGACACCGGTTGTCAACAATTGGTCATTCCAATCACGGGGACCGCAGTAGAGGCCCCAACACCGCCATCCGGCGGAAACAATGTTTCGGGAAAACGAACCGTTGTCGATTGTCCAACCGGCGATTGTCGATTGTTTAATCCACAACCAGGATTCGCCCAAACAACCAAAAACGCAATCAATCAAATTTCACGGGCGACCAGGCCAAAAGGCGGACCCGGCCGTGGAACAAACTTTCGATAGTCATGATATATCACCGCGATAAATTAGATACAACTCCGGACATGATTGAATCCGCCGTTGTTACTTTGTACAAATCAATTTGGCCACATGATGTGTTCGTTGTTTCGACATCGGAAATCCATGTGGAACGAATGAAACGGATGGAATCGGTGGCAAAATGCCAATATTCCAAACCGTCATGGATTAAGGCAATCAACAAAAATGAAGGTGTGATTTTCACAATCACATCCGGAATGTTTCGCAGAAAACATGACCGCCACATTTTGACGGCGATTGAACGAATCAAAACCGAACATGATGGTTTGACATTCGACGTCATCGAAAATCAAAAATTCGCCGTTTATTTCTTCGGATTGAAGACAAAAAAGACAAAGGAAACCGAAGAAACGGAAACGGCCGAACCATTGGAGTCAAACCCGAATGAGCAATGAAACAACCGTTCAAATATTTGATAATTCATTGCACGGCGACCAGGGAAGGACAAAACGTGACCCCGGATGACATTGTCCGTTGGCATACATCACCGCCACCACATGGTCGCGGATGGTCGCGCGTTGGATATTCGGACATGATTTTGTTGGATGGCAGTCGTCGAACGTTCGTCAAACACAATGGCGACAAATGGATTGATGACGGAGAAATCACCAATGGCGTCAAAGGCATCAACGCAATTTCGCGTCACGTTGTTTTCGTTGGCGGATTGTCCGCAGACGGACAACGAGTGAAAAACACATTGAACAACGCCCAATCACAAACATTGGCGGCCATCATTGACGAAGTTTTGAGATATCAACCGGACGTTCTAATTGCCGGCCACAATCAATTTGGAAACAAAGCGTGTCCATCGTTTTGGGTTCCCAAATATTTGGAATCTTTATGGATTCCGGAAAAAAACATTTACAAAAAAGACCCTTTTGGATATGGCGACATGTTTTGACAATTTTATCGGAATCCGTTGTGTTTCCCAAACAAACCCGAAATCCGGATTGTACATTGACGATTTGGAGGGAATCAATATCCGTCGCGCCGCAGACATGGCGGATTCCGGATTTTCATCCGGCGTTCAATTGCTCGAATCGAAAATCAATTTCGCCACCCAATTGATTTTGGACGAAATGGCCAGGTTCGCCATGCCATTTTTTAGGATGAATTCATTGGTTGACGAACTAAAGGTTGGCGAATGGGACAACGCATGGAACACGCCGGCGCCATTGGACCGGGGCGTCCGTATCAACACCCGTGATTCGCGGATGTTGCGAATCCGCGTTCAATCTGTAAAAATCAAAATCCAACAACCAGGATATTCCGGAAACGTTGACATCACCGACGGGTTGAACGTCACATCGTTTCCGTTTACATCGGACGCAAACGGGGACGCCGAAATTTTCCCAAATTATTTGTCCGAAACGGATGAAGTGTTTGTGACGATGGACAACACGGCCATCGACACCAACAAAACCAAAGTGAAAGGAGGTTGCAAGTGTTCGACCAAAAAAAGCGAATTTTTGATTTCAAATGGATGGTCCGGAACCACAACAACCGGAACATCATTTGGATTGATTGTCGGGGCCGCCGCAGAATGTAGCGTTGAAGAAATCGGATGTGTGATTGCTCAAAAATTGCGTTTTCCGATATTGTACCGAACCGGAATCGAAATCGCAAAAGAAGCGTTGACGACCGACCGGTTGAATTCAATCACACTTTTGGATTCCGACACCTGGAATTTTTGTTTGGAGAATTGGACGGCCCAATATGATGCCCAAATGAAAACGGCCATCCAACAATTGCCGGAGTTGTTCAACCGGATGGATGACATTTGCGTCATCTGTAATCAATCGCGATATGTCCAAGGAATTCCATGAAAACAATGACACCCAACATCAAAGAATCGCAATTGGCCAAATCAAAAAAACGAGCATTTAAAGGTGTTCGCGGATTTGCCAAAAGTGAAAACCCAAAAAAAGAATTGGTTGCAGTTAGAGTAACAACCGAAACAAAAGATTTTTTGGAAACGTATTGTAAAAAATACGAAATCACCAAAACACAATTGATTTTGGCGGCTCTTGAATGGTATTCCGGATTCAACGGCGCAAATGGTGAACAAATCATGAATAATAAAAAACTGAAATCATGAAATGCAATTGCAACAAACCATCGCGACCATCGACGTCGCGTCCCGTTAGCAGACCGACCACATCGCGTCCGCGTCCCAAATATTGACGTTGGTCATGTAACAAACGAACCATTGGCGACGTACATGAACCGCCACCCGGAACATGTACAAATAAAAAATGAAATCGCCAATGGTCATTTTTACAATTTTCGGCGGAATCACCGCCGGCGCCATTTCCGCGTTTGTTTCGGATTGGATTTTCGACCCGTCAATTTCTTATTTCACCCTGGTTGGATTGATTGCCGCCGACCATTTGTCGGCCACATATTTGGCGTTCAAACACAATCGTTTTGACACCCGGATTGCGCTCCGGATATTTTGGACCCTGTTATCACATACGGCCTTGTTGATGTTTTCAACGAATTTGTCCAAAGGGGCGGACGTTCTTTTTTGGCTGAATGAAGCCGTGTTCGTTCCGATTGTCATTGTCAATTTGATGTCATTGGTGAAAAATTTGGCGTTGTTGGGTTGGATAAAAAAAGGATTTGCCCGCATGATAACGGACAAAATTGACAACTACAAAAACGACTATTTGGAGGCCAAACAATGAAAAAAACAATTTTCGGAATTGCAATCGCCGCAGTCATGGCGACATCATGCCAACGTCACGTTTCAAAATATCCATGTTGGATTGAAAAGGAATGGACGACCACAATGGTCAAAGACACCGTGATTCACATCAACGGCGCCCGGATGGACACCGTTGTTGCGTTTGATGGCCGTGACACCGTGTTCATCCGCGACCATGAAACCAGGATTGAAACCATGATTCAATGGTTGCCGGGCGATTCGATATTCGTTGAAACCAAATGTCCATCGGACACCGTCCGCGTGGAAAATTACCACACCGAAACCGTTCGGACCATTGTTGTCAATGAAGAAACGAAACGTTGGTTGTGGTTGGTTCCGTCCATTATTGTTCTTATATTAGCCATGTTCACAATTCATAAAATGTTCAAATGAGTCCACAAGAGTTCGCCCGAAAAATCCAAACAACCGTCGCCAATGTCGAACGTGACGTTCCGAATCTTTTGTTGTTGGGCGGAAAACTTTTGGAGGGTGAAATGAAACAACGCATTTTCAACCAGGGCGGCGACGCCAACGGCGGAAAAATTGGAAAATACAAATCCAAATCATGGATTGATAAAAGGACCGAAAACGGCCGTCAAACGGGGGCCGTTGATTTGGAATTCACGGGTTCATTGCGCGATTCAATTCAAGTCGTTAAAAGTGGTGACGAAGTGTTTTTGGCCATCACCAATTCGACCGATTATGTCAAAGCAAAAGGACAGGAATCACGCAGAAAAAAACCAATCTTCATTCCAACCGCCGGAGAACGACAGGACGTCGAAAATTATTTGTCCGACCTAATATCCGAACGGGTGTTGTCGTATTTTTGATTCATGGAACATTTGATTTGTAAAATTGCCGAATCCATCCATTCGGCGATTCCATCATTGACCAAATCGGTGTATTTGGCCAAAATCGACGATGACGGACGCGTGTTGATTCGTGACGCCAATTCGAACGAATATCAA